TAAAGTTTGATTCTAGGTGGGAAGCAGAGCGTTGGGGTCAGCTAAAGTCTATGGAAAGAGCTGGTGTAGTTGACCAATTAGACAGACAAATTAAATACGAATTAAATGTAAATGGTCAAAAGATATGTAGTTATATTGCTGACTTTACATATTTATTAGTAAATGAAAACGGTGAATCTAAATTTATTGTAGAAGATGCTAAAGGCGTTCTCACGCCTGAATTTAAGCTAAAGAAAAAACTTATGTTAGCCATTCATAACATTGACATTTTGCTTACTTTCAAAAAAAAATAACAAATATTGTTGACAAACTGGTTTACAGTTCCTATTTTAGAGTTTCTAGCAACTTAAATATACGGAAGGAAGGTCAATGAATGCCGAAAAAATGTTTCATAATTCTATTGAATCTCTTTATCATTATAAAGAGGATCTAAAAAAAGAATTAGATAAAGTCAAAGAAAAGATAAATGATCTTAACATTGTCTTAGCTGAAAGGTATCAGAATGATGCTCGTGACAGATTAGCTGATGATGGTAAAGATTATGGATCAGTAACCATTAATGAAGATGGTTACAAGATCAAGGTAACATTAAGCAAGAAAGTTACTTGGGATCAAGAAGGTCTCGCCATTGCATTTACAGAAATGCAGCCTGATGACGCTAGGCACTTTGCAAAGTTAACTTATTCTGTTGAAGAAAAGAAATACAATGCAGCTCAACCGTCTATCAAGGCTAAGTTACAAGAACATAGGGTTGTTGAACTTAAAGGCACAACCATAGATATATCAGTTTAGGAGGATTGTATGGGATTAAAGATAATAACAGCCGAAGAACGTATGGCTGAAAAGAAAGGTCATAAGATTGTTATTTGTGGTCAAAGTGGTGTTGGTAAAACTACACTAGCAAGAACTTTGGATTCAGCAACTACATTGTTTATGGACTTAGAAGCTGGAGATGCAGCTCTTGAGGGGTGGATGATCGACATGGTAAGACCACAAACATGGGCTGAATGTCGTGATTTCGCTTGTTTCTTAGGTGGCCCCAATCCAGCTTTAACTGACGACCAACCTTACAGTAATGCTCACTACGATTATGTGAAATCGTTATACGGTGATCCATTAGAAATGATGAGCAAATACGATAGCATATTTGTTGATAGTATTACTGTAGCAGGTCGTTTATGTTTTCAGCATTGCATGGGTCATGCTGATAATAAATCAGAGAGAAGTGGCAAGGTTGATACTCGTGCTGTGTATGGTATGCACGGTAGAGAGATGATGTCTTGGCTTACTCACTTGCAACATATTCGTAGTAAGAATGTAATTTTCGTTGGTATTCTCGATGAGAAGGTTGATGATTATGGTCGTAAGATATTTGAACTGCAAATAGACGGCACTAAGACTGGTCGTGAACTTCCTGGAATTGTTGATGAAGTTATCACAATGGCAGTAATGACTGGAGATGAGAACACAGGCACATACCGTGCTTTTGTATGTCAGACGTTAAATGAATGGGGGTATCCAGCGAAAGATAGATCGGGTAGACTCGATATATTGGAAGAGCCGCATTTAGGTAAACTACTGACTAAAATGAGTGGTGGGGTAAAGCAGTCAGAAAGAGAATTGACTTTTGTTGACCCTGCTAAAGTAACGTCCAGCAACGAAGGAGATATGAATAATGCTTGACTTAAATGATGTTTCCATGAGCGAAACAAATACCGAGTTTGAATTGATTCCTGAAGGAACGATTGCTCGTGCCATTCTTTTAATTAAACCTAACTACTTAACACTAGAGGAGTTTTCTAACACACCGATGTTCAAGGAGTCTCCACATACAAGTGCGAAATACATAGAGACTGAATTTACTATCGTTGGTGGTAAATTTGACAAGCGTAAGGTTTGGCAAAATATATTCTTTGATGGAGATACTAAGAACGATCAAGGCGTATCTAAGGCAAGAGTAAATGGTCTTAGAACTTTACGTCTGTTGGTTGATAGTATGCTTGGTCTTGATCCTAAAGACGTAACACCTGAATCTAATAATAAAAGAAAGATTCCTGGTGTTGATGCTCTGCAAGGTCAGGAGTTCTGCATTAAGATTGGTATTGAAAAAGGTACTAATGGATATGCAGATAAGAATAAGATGGTTAGCCCAATAGCTGCAGATCATAAGGAGTATATTCCTAGTGGTCATGCACCTCAAGCTACTGCTCCTATTCAACAGAGTAATCCAACATCTGAACCCCAAGCTACCACGGCAGGTAGTGTAGTGCCAACTTGGGCATCTTAAAGGGTAACTTATTTCTAGCGGCAAGACTTTCCTTCGTCTGCTAGAACTCGTTTGGGTAGTACGAGCGCCGCCAAACTACCCACTTATCATCTAGCAATGAAAGGAAATCCAATGAAAACATATGAACAAGCAAAAAAAGAATTTGAAGATGAAATTGCAAAAACATTGTCTCATGTAAAACATATTAAAGAAACAAAGACTTTTGATTTTTTATGTCCTCAATGTAAAAAAGTAAAAAAAATTTTAGTGATTAGAATGAAGCAAGGAAGGCAAGGTCTTAAATATTGTTGTGCTAATTGTAGGGCAGCAGCTCATAGAGATAGAAAAAAAGCAGAAACAGATAAGATAATTCAAGGTCTTAAAGATAGGATTGAAGAATTAGAGTCTAAGCAATGATACTTAGACCATACCAAAAGATAGCAGTTGACGATGCTTCTATTGCTCTTACCAAACACAAAAACACTATTGTTGTCGCTCCAACGGGAGCAGGTAAGACAATCATGCTTTCAGCTTTAGTCGGTAAACGATACAAGCAAGGCAAAAAGATTTTAATCTTGCAGCATCGTGACGAGTTGGTTAGGCAAAATAGAACAAAGTTTTCAAAGGTAAATCCAAAGATAACAACAAGTGTAGTAGATGGATCAGAGAAAGATTGGTCTGGTGAAACTATATTTAGTATGGTGCAGACGCTTTCAAGACCGAACAATTTAGAAAACATGTGTGAATTTGACATGGTTGTGGTTGATGAAAGTCATCATGCAATAGCAGAAACATATACAAGAATTATTGATAGAGTTAAAGAAGCGAACAATTCAGTTGAGATTGTTGGCTTTACAGCGACTCCTAATCGTGGAGATAGAAAAGGTTTACGCAGCATATTTAATAATTGTTCGCACCAAATAGAAATCACCACATTAATCCGTGAGGGTTTTCTCGTACCACCAAAGACATTTGTTGTTGATGTTGGTGTCAGACAAGAATTAGAAAATGTTCGCAAAACTATATCTGATTTTGATATGGGTGAAGTTGAGCGTATTATGAACAAACGAGCCATTAATGAACGTATTGTTCAAGAGTGGCAAGAGAAAGCTATTGATAGAAAAACAGTTGTTTTCTGCTCTACTATTATACACGCTCAAGATGTTTGTGACGAATATCGTAGAGCTAACATTAGAGCTGAATTACTTACGGGTGATACTCCAAGCGAAGAAAGAAAGCAGATACTACATGATTTAGAACATGGAGATGTTCAGGTTGTTGTTAATGTTGCTGTGCTTACAGAGGGGTTTGATGCTCCACCAGTTAGTTGCATTGTTTTAACAAGACCATGCTCATACAAATCCACAATGGTGCAGATGATTGGTCGAGGTTTGCGAACAATAGATCCCGAAGAACATCCTGGAATTATTAAAAAAGATTGTATAGTTTTAGACTTTGGAACAAGTGTACTTACACACGGATCATTAGATGAAACAGTTGATTTAGAAGGTTCAGAGGCTAGGGGAACAGGTGCAGGCCCTGAAAAAATATGTCCACAATGCGAATCAATTGTACCATTGTCATCTCGTGAATGTCCTTTATGTGGATATGAGTTTGGTCAACAAGATAAAGAGGTATTAGAAGACTTTGTAATGACCGAAGTTGACCTTATGGATAGATCGCCTTATCGTTGGGTTGATTTATTTGATAATGGACGTTGCATGAGTGCTAGTGGGTTTAATGGCTTTGGTTTAGTTGCACACTTAGATGATATATCTATAGCCCTTGTAAAGCGTTCTAATGGACGATTAAGAGTTGTTAGTGTTGGTACTAAAGAACAAGCTATTGCATCTGCTGATGACTTTCTAAGAGAGATAGAAGATAGTGGTGGTGCAAGAAAAGGTAAGAGATGGTTGAATGAAGCTGTAACGCCTAAACAAACACAAGCATTAAAGAATTGTGGTGTTATTGTTAGAGTTATGGATTTTAGTTGGAACAAATATAAAGCTGCTTGTTGGTTAAATTATTTGTGGAATAAAAAAGATATAGATAACAAAATTAAAAGCATAGGAGAAAAAAATGAATCGTAGTGAAGCGTTAAAAAAAGCAGAATTATTAATCAATGGATCAAGAGCAAAAACACATGGAGATGCTTATGATACCCACGAGAACATTGCCGCAATGTGGAATATTTTGTTAAGAAAAAAGTTAAAAATGGATTTGGATATTAACGATATATATAGATGTATGATTGGTCTTAAACAAATTAGGAATAGTCAAAACCCAAAAGTTGAGGATAATATGATTGATATAATTGGTTATGCAGCGTTACAGATTGAAGGTAAAGATGGAAAAATTAACACTTAATTATAAAATAAACATATCCAATGAAGTTGGTATTCAAGATGTTGTTGATGGTTCAATGTTTTTGCATACATCTAACATAAATAGTGAAAATGAATTGATGGATAAAGTAACAGAAGC